GTTTAAGAAGTTGTTTTGATATATTTTTGAATTGTTCCATTGAATACCATTAGTAGATACACTACCAGTCGTATTAAATCTTACATTACCATTTGTTATTTGTTGTTGGCCTGTAAATGAGTTACTACCTGTTGTTGCAAAACCTGTTCCAGTTACTATACCATTTATTCTACTATCAACACTTGCAGAATAATCTACGAAGTTTGTAACAGATGATGATAATAAACCGGAAGGTAATGCTCCACCGAATGATGAAGTTGATACGGTAGTTGTTTTACCAGTTGCATCACCTACCCACACATATCCTTGTTGTAGAGATGCAGTTAAGTTTTGAGATATATTTACACTACCCGTAATTTGTAATGGGTCTGAACCTTGTGTATATATTCCATCATTGAATTTTGTTGGTAAATAATGAACTATTAATTCACCATCATTACCATCATTTTGAACCCATGTTCTATTTCTTGTTTTCAAAAATGAATTACCAGGACCAGTTATACCAAATTCCCAATTTTGAGTTGGTTGACCATTTCTATATATTAAGAATGTTTCACTATCATTATCAGAATTTATTACAATACTACCTGATACATTTTGTGTTCCATCAAATGTATTGCTACCTGTTGTTGCGAAACCTGTTCCAGTTACTATATTATTTATTCTAGAATTTACAGACCCACTAAAATCTTGATATATTCTACCTTCTAATTCAGCATTAAATCCGTAGTATCCATTACTTCCGCTATTGTCAACATTCATAAATGTTGTGCGAATAGGTGATGTAAAATCTGTATTACCCTGAAATCTAATTGTCCCACCTGGAATAAAGGTTATACTTCCAGTGCCAGTAGTTGCAAATAACATTGAACTACCGGTCATATTAACTTGACCACCATTAACTAGTAAACTACCAGATATATTTTGATTACCAACGAATGTATTAGAGCCAGTTGTTGCAAAACTACCTGTATCAATTGTTCCACCACTACCAGTTATTGCTAATATTCTTGCATCCAATGATGCTGAAAATGGAATAAAGTTTACACCTTGTATTGTCGTTGAACTACCTGTTAGTGAAATACCACTATTGTAGTTATAAAAGTTTAATGATGCAGTTCCATATTGCTCAAACAACATATCATTGTTAGAGAAGTTTCTGAATTGCATTCCTGTATTAGAATCTGCTGATAATCTACTTCCACTATCACCACTAATATTTGCATTGTTTGCAAATCTAATAACTTTACTATTACCTATTCTAACTTCTTCATTGAATGTGTTTATTCCGGTAAATGTATTGCTACCTGTGGTTGCAAAACTACCAGTTGCAATAGAACTACCTGTTATTGAATTTATTCTACTATTAAAGGATGCAGAATCAGTTGTATATGTGTCCTGATTTACGGTGTTTGCAATTGAAGCTGAGTTATACGTTCTTAATATCTCCGGTGTAATCAATTCTGATGTGTTATCCGGAAACGAAGAAAGGTTTAATGCTTCTAATTGTGCTTTAGTTAAGCCCATATTATTTCTATTTTATTTTTAAGTTATATCAAATCCATTACTGAAACCCTTAGAGAATGCTCCACTTATAATGATAACAGGCGGTGTTCCTTGTATCACACCTATACCTTGTTCCATCAAAGCACCATTACAACATCTTCTATCGTAGGTATTTGAATTTAAACAAAGACAAGCCATCCTACTATTCTTAGGTGAACTTAAACCTTGCGTAGGCCCAATGTATATACCCGAATTATTCTCGCGATTAACTGAGTATCTTAAATTACCATTTCTGCTATTACTCCATCTACCCATCGTAATGTTTTTTATCTTTAACACCAAAACTATCCCATATAGTAGGTTATTTAAACTTCTTAAGGGATTCTCTATGCATTAAACTCTCTAATAAATTTTTATCAGTTCTATACGATAAATAAAGTAAACACTTCTCTAAGGGTTCTTCTGTGATTTGGTTGAACTTTGTAATATCGCCGTTTGCGAGTTCAACAATTGATGTATAACCTCTCCACTTCTTTCCAAAATTTGCTGCATGTTCTGTGGCAGTCCCTCCACCTTCGTAGATTTCGCTATACCTCTCGCTAAGTCCAGTGACAAATAGAGAAAAAAAAAGAGAGTTCCAAAGTGTATATCCATACCTACATCTAACCATTTCTCTGCATCTATCTTACCATCATATCTTTCAATCTCATACATCTCACCTTTCTTTCTAACAACAGGTCTATATAGGATACTCATTATCTTTGCCCAATTCTCATCTATTGTAATTGTATCATTGCGTGTAATGTCTAAGTATGCTCCGTATTGCATCTGTGATAAGTTAGGTTCAAATCCATACTCTACTCCATCTATCGTCACAAATCTTTTCAATTCAAAATCAGTTTTATTAATAAACTCTTGCAATTCGTTTTTAATCAATAGTAAATCATCATATGCCATACCTTCTAAGTATATTGGGTCTAATCCACATAAATGATATAACATCAGCGCAACTGTTGCTTCTTCATCACCTTCGTAATTGATTAACTCTTTCTGTAACTCTAAGTATTTTCTTAATGTAATGTCCTCATATGATGTAGGAACTTTTAATGTGATGTTTTGTATCATGCTGTAAAATTTGTGTTTATGTTTAGTATATTTTCATAGTAAGCTACCTTATTACTCAAATGTTTAGTTTTCTTTTCTTCGTTTTCTAATTTGGCATTAAAGGCAATCATTCTTGCATTTAACTCATTGTTTGCATTCACTAACTCACTAACTAAATCTATCAGTTGTCCGATTTCTTCTGCTGTGAATACTTTATCACCTATTAGTATTGTATCTGTGTTTTTCATATTAGTATCTGTATTGTCCGATAGATATTGCATACTTACCGGCAGTTATTTTCTTTGCGTTTAATTGTTCCATACATACATAACGAATGGCATCTATTGCGTGGTTTGCATAATCAACAGGCACATTCTCAAAGTTTCCGTTCTTATCAACTGTCCATACATACTCACTAAACTCTTTTACTATGTTTATACTACTCTTTAAGATATGTAGTTTATGTTGATGCATGATATCAATACCCATTCTTATACTATCCTTTCCTTTCTTAACAGGCTTTATATTAATACCTGCTCTATATATTTCTTCTATCAATCTACTTTCTGCTGAATCACCCCATATTGGATTTCTATCTACTTCCAATCTCTTTAGTTCGTTTATAATATCAGATGTGACTAAACCCTTCTTATACAATAACTCTTCAAAATAAAGGTTTTGTCTCCATTTATATACTGCTACCAATGTTGTAGGGTCATTCACAAATCCAAAGTCCATACCAAATGCAACAAACTCTGCTTCTTCAGGTATCACATCAACTAAATCTGCACTAAAGATTGTTCCTATGTTATTGCCTGGTAAACCTAATCCATATATCTTATAGTATTCAGGATTAATATATTGTAATCTCTCAATCTCTTCAATGATTTGCTTTTCTAAAAATGGATTGTCTTTGTAAGTTGAAATGTATAAAGAACTTTCAGGATGTGTATGTATCTCTGTAAAAATATAATTGGTTGTTCCAAAAGATGGGTTATATGCAACTATTGTTTTTTTGCGTGTTCTAATAAATAACTGAAAGTAATCTTCTCTACTGAGCTCATTACACTCATCTATAAACAAATAATCTCTAGAACTTCCTTTTCTTTTCTCTGAACTATCAATACTCATAAACTCAACCATACTTCCATTGTCAAAAGTGTATATATGCTCTGTTGCACTCCACTCATCATCATTCCATATACCTAACTCTTTCAGTATCGTTTGCCAATCTCTCATAATACTCACTCTCATTGAAGGGAATGATTTACGAACAATTGATATCACTATGTTGGGTTCAGTTAGTGCACGAATTAATAACCATTGTAATGCTGAAAAACTTTTAGAACTTCTTGTCCCGCCTTGCAGTATACAAATTCTTTTGCTGTTCTCAATATCTCTATACGTCTTTGATGTGTTGATGTTGAGTTCCATCTAATATATTTAAGTTTATCTGTTGTATCTTTTGTTCAATCTCTGCTTTCATCTCTACTCTACTTTGTTTAGGTAAATTAAATTCTAATAACTTAATTGCTAAATCAACAGCAGCTTTTGGGTCTTGCTTCATCATCTCTTCCATAATAGTAGGTAGATTATCCAATACTTTGTTAGTAGCTCTTGCAACAGATAACCTCATCATTTCGGTTGAACGATTCACTGCTCCTACCGGTCTTCCCTTTGCTAACTTATGTCCTTTTTGAAATGGCATATATTATATTATATTATTTATATACATTTTTAACCCCATAGAGAGAGTTTGTAGTTGATGCTATACAAATACCTCAAACAACAAAGATAATCCAATGGTGAGGATGTATGCAATCAATATAGGGATTATAGGGTCTATCTCTTTACTCTTCTTCATTTTTTTGTTCTAACATTCTTTTTTGAAACTCATTGAAATCTTTTTCCATTTGTTCTATCTCTTCTTTTGTAAAACTTGCTTTGAACATCTCTGCAATTTCTTTGATTTGTTCATTTAACTTTTCATTGTTTGTCATCTTAATTTAATTTATAGTTGTGTATTCCTTCTATTCTTATCCACCATATGATATCTCCATAATCATTGAACTCCATTAATTCTGCAGTATCATCCCAGTAATGCATAAAAAATATGTTTTCTTGCCTAATCATTATCATCAAATGGATTGCGGATTACTCTTTTTAAATGTCCTTTTGCTGCTTTAACCGAAAGGAATGTAGTGCTCTTTGAAATGCCAATATCTTTACTTACTTCTTCCAATGTCTTATTACTAAACCAATAGTGTTCATAAATCATTGCATTACTCCATCCTTTTCTTTTCTTCATTAGTGATAGTTCTTCTAATACATCTTCATATGCTGTATCTATTCTTTTATCTCTATCTTCATCATATTCTTCTTCAATAGTATCCCATTCGTCCGGCAGTATATCAGGTCTCTTTTCTCTATTTACTTTATTCAAAAACCTGCTCAACATAAATTGTCTGCAGTATTGTAGGTTATAAGAATCTAAATACCATATCTTTGGATTGCACTTCTCACTTAAATACAGATATAACTCACTCACCAATTCATCCGTAGTATCCTTATTTTTTGATATATTGAATGCTACCGAACCCAACCATTGGTGATGTTTATTGTAAAGTGTTTCCAATCTCTTGCTACACTCTACACTAATTGATTGAGTTACTTCATTATCCATTTTCTTTTACATATTCTTTTATTGAATCTACGGCCTTCTTCCACAATCCTGCTGCACTACCGCAACTACATGGTTGGTTTTCTTGTGAATTAGTTATCTTCTTATAAGAGTTCCATACTAATCCTAAATCTCTTTCTTGTAGATAATCTTTTGTTCTACTTACTAAATCTTTTAACTGCTGATATTCTTCTTCTGTAAACTTATCTTGCATATTATTAAATTTGTTTTAACTTAGGTAAATTAATTTTCTTTTCTTTAGGTTCTTCCGATGGTATTTCAAATGGTTGGTCTAATAATAGGAATTGTCTAACTTCATTA